TAGCGTCAGGCTTTGTAAAAATAATTATTACACCGAGCAAAAAAATAGCCACAAGTAAAACAGTAGTTACAAATTTTCCAGTTCCTTTTATCATGCTTCTTCCACTCCTGTTAAATATATAAAGTTATCCCAAGGGAATACATCTATTCCCGTTCCCTTTTTAACATCGATTTTATCCACACAAACCGATGAATGATCTGTTATTTTAATCCACGGATATCTAAAATGTATTTGGTGGCACAGTTCAATAGCCGACGTTAGTTGTCTATCGTCCCATTCCGTTAAACCTATGTCAGACGGTCTGCCCTCAAGTTCGATTCCAATCGAGCACGGATTGAGAGACCCCCAGCCATAAGTAGGATAATCTTTTAAGCCTGATACTCCGGCATGCCATGCGATATTTTTTTCATCTACCATCTGTACTACTGTTCCCGCATGATCTATAACATAATGAGCCGACACTCTGGATTCTTTTTTCTTAAACCATGCTATTGCTTGTTGCGTTGTACACGCTGTCCAGTGCATAATGATAAGCAGTGGCTTAATAAGACCTACGTTGTAATTAGACGTGTAGTCTTGTTTTATATTTAAATTCATTGCCTGATCCTCATTACTGCAAGTTCTTTAAAAATAAAAACGACAAGGCCAACAATTGTACCACCAAACAAGATAAACGCTCCACACAAAACCCCTATGATAGTTTTTATGACAAAATTTCGAGATTCAAAAAACAAATCTCTCAATTCTTTCAATGTTTCTTTAACTCCAAGTTTATGTTCTTCCAAATCTTGCATTATTATATCATGTATTGGACAAACCTTCTTGTCACCGATTCGTGTATTTTTTTTTCTCATCAAAGTTTCTACCTGTTCTATTGTTACAGGCTTTTCATCTCTACGTTTTTTGCACATGGTTTCTCCTTTTGTATTTAATTATATTTTTGTTAAAACAAAACAAAGCTTTGTAATAATCTAAAAGTTTGTATTGCAAAATCCTATTACTGCTTCTTTGCCGATAAAAAATCCATCTTATTTTATCGTCAAGCCAAAATGCAAAAGGACATATTGTAAACCAGTAAATGGAATTTTCTAAACAAATTTGTCCAAGTAGATTTGCAAATTTATCTGCATAACTCCAAATGTTTAATGATAGCCACACGTTGAGAATCAAACCGGAAAAAAATTCCAATAATATTATAATTATTCCGCCTATCAATGTATGAATAATCATAGGGTAATGCCTGATCGGTGAACGCTCGTTAAATTGGCCGAGAATTATTAATGATAGAGCGCCAATTACGCCCATCCATACTGACGACTCTCCGATTAATGATAAATTTTTATGATAGATAGCGCACGCGTTAACCTCTATGGCCTGATAAAAAAAATATCCAATCGCAAATGTCAATAGTAACTTTTTTATTTCAAATTTTAGCATTAGGTCTCCTATCTTATTAAATGAAATGCGTTCATCAAAAGAAACGATCCGGTTGCTCCAGAAGCAAGCGCAATAACGGACGTAATAGCCCATTTTATGCGCCGCTCGAATTTCTCCCGTCGGTGCCGATTCGAATTTGGATGAGGTTCTTCGCTCTCGATGTGTTTAGTCAAAAGTTCCTTTGTTTCAGCATAGAGAACCTTACTCGGACAACTCATAACCGCTCCGTGTACCAATTCGGGAATTTTATTCTCCCATCGAAGCAAATGATTTTTTACGTCTTTGGTAAAAGCCACATCGATAATCATTCTTGATTCAAGCAAAGCGTATTTTTTTTCAAGCCGTTCTATGCGTTCCGTTTCACACATTCTATTTTCGTGGAAGTCTTTTCTAATTCCTTCTAACAATGTTTTTTCTTCGTCAGTCATAAACACTCCTAAAAAACCAATTTTGCAACAACATTATAACTTATATCACTTACAGAAAAAACATTCGCCGTTCCATCCTCTTTTATGACATCAGTTGAATTTGCACCAGATTGAAGTTTGAATGTATTTGTATCTATATTTATAACTTCGACCCCCGAATTAGCTTGAACGTTATTTCTGAATCTTCCGATTCTTTTTGCATTTGTCCAACTAAAAGTTGTTGCGTCGGATTGCCATATTTCTATATCAAATCTAAAAGCGTTTAGTCCTGTATTATGGTACATACTCGTATCGACGTCTTTGTCGGTTCCTGCATTACTTACGAGAGCGGTATGTCCAGATTGAGAAAAAGTCAAATGATTGTTATTCGTAACCCATCCTTTTCCGGTTGCTTTGATGCAGGTCAAAACGGTTCCAGTATTTGCAATAATAATAAAAGTGTATCCTGTTTCGGTTTCGGTTACCGTTTCGCCGATTAGTATTGTTCCTCCCGCATTCGCGTTGTAGGTGATGCGCTCCATACCTAATTCGTGATTCGTCCAGTTAGCCGTATTGCGGCCTCCTGTTATCCAGAATAAAACACCGCTTATGATATGATAGTTCGACCCATCCCAAACTATTTCCACATTTTGTTCTTGCTCTGTTAAAAAAAGAAAGCTCATTCCTCCGAAAGTCTCTCCAGCATTAGGCCAGATAGTTACCGCACCAGCTCCCGCATCAATATGAGAGATTTTGTATTTCGTTCCAACGATGGGCGCAGATGGCATAGTAAGTCGCACCCCACCGGCTCCGGCAGTTAATGGCACATAACACGAAGGAGGAATTAAATTCCCGTTATCGCATGTAAAATTATATAGAAAATCGAATGCGTCGTTACTTGTGGAATATCCTTTGTACGAGTCGCTTCCGCCAACTCCGTTTATAATCCCTTCCGGGACTCCTGCCGCGTTTATCCAAACTATCCCGATCATGCGTTTTGTCTGCGTTAAATACCGACCGCCTTTAGTCCCGTCATATGATCCGGTAAAAGCTGACGGTAAATTCGCTTCGCTCGTTGCTCCTCCTATCGATGTGATAATAATTGCAGGCACTCCAGCTGGAACTTGTAATTCGATTTGAGCCCAGCATGACGCGGTTAATCCGGCAACCGATATCGCGAGCGCAGCGGAATTCGATACTGCGTAATATTGCGATCCGTTGTAAAATCCGATCATTCCGGGTGAGAGATAAAGAGAGCCGGATATATAGAGTTTTGTCGAATTAAGGCCGAGTGCAAGATGATTTTGAGCAAGTTGTTTCGGCCCCCACACATTATAGTCACCGCCATCAGTGGGTTGGGGAATCGCAGTTATTGGCATAAAATTGCTCCTTAGGTTTCAAATATTGTGAAAATAAATCCTCGGTTTAAAACAGCATTTTGAAAAGCTACTGTATTGAATATACCTCCCGCAAGTGAGTACAAAGCAATAAGCGGACTTGATGGAGTCCAAATTACACCCAATCCACCAGCGGGAACCCCTGCTATACCCCCTGATGTCGTGGCTGTATCAATAAAATAAATATTCCCTGTTCCGAAATTATCATCAAAAACAATCACTTTCATTGATTTTATTCTCAACAAAGTTTTGCCAAGAAATCCTATAAAACAACTTTTTGAAGCTGAGCCACCACCAGCCATATACATGTTCCAGGCACCTATTTGAGATTCTATTTTTGCATAATATTTGTAAGATATCCAGTTTTTAGCATTATCATAACAATTTACTATTTCGATATTTTTAAACCCCAATTTCCCACTCTCACAATTTACTATTCTTCCTACCGCAAGCGCAGTTCGAAGGAATACAAAAGCTATTATTCTTCTTGACGCTATTCGATAATAACCGTTTTTACTTCCATCGTAATAATTTTTCATAGTCAAACTCATGAAGCTTTCATCTGTCTCTCCTGCAAGCGGCGTCAAATACCACGTGACCGCGGTTCCCGACACCGAGAATTCCAAAGCGTGCCATAGATTGGCAGATGCACCCGCTGTGGTAATATTACCGGACACTGTAACTTCTATCGCTCCTTTTCCCGCGAGAGTTCCATCATAAATTCCTGCGAACCCACGACTTACGGTTATCGCCGATCCGGCAGTAGTTGCCTCAATAGAAAGTCCTCCGATTCCTCCCGCAAGAATAGTACGCATGACTGCATCATGATAGGAATTCAAATCTCCGTGATTATATGGCAAACGTTGAAAATTCGAAGTTAAAACTACCGGCATCTTATACCCCTAAATTAATTGATAAATCCGTGATACGTTGATTTATATCGCTCACAAGATTTTCCACTCTCAACGGAAGTGCACCCAGTTCGATTGAACGAGATATTTTTTGTCCTGTTATTTTATATTTTATTTGAATGATAGACAATGTATCATCAATAGTTGTCCATTGCAAAGACGGGCCGCCTCCCCATAATCCGTCTCCCCACAATCCATCTCCCCAATTGTTTCCACTTACAGTTACCTGTTTTGAAGGCGGGATATTTGAAATAACCCTTATATATCCGTCCGCAACTACGACTTCTGGAAAATCGCTTTCTATTAGCCATTCGATAGATGCACTTCTCGTGGTTCGTTCTTTATCGGCAAGAATCCCGGCAGCCCAAAGTAGAGCGTCTGAATTTGATATATCTGGAGCTGATACTTTTTCTTCCCATGTCTCGTTGTTGAGAGCGCTATTGAGCGTAGAAATATATGTTCCATTCTTGTCCAATAAAATTATTTTTGTACGAGCTTCATTTTTATCTTCGGGTTCGTATGATTGAATTCCATATTTTCCCGATCTACCAACTGTTAAAATAACTTTAGTTTCATCGCTCCTTGGCAAAAAAAAGAAGTATCCGTCTTTGTCCACTCCACAATTATACTCGGTTCCGGTAGAATTTGCAATCTTAATTAACGCGTCGAAAACATCTGATATTTGTCCGTAATTTGCAACCATTGAAGTAATTGTAATATTCGGAGGATTGATTCTATCGTTCGAATAAAGGATCGGCGATTTTAAAAGCAGAACGTTATTTATAACATCCATCAAAATATAAGCAATCGATTTTGATGCATATGATAAATAGCCCGTATTTAATCGCTGGAAATAATCGTTAAATCCAAACCCGGAATACTCAAAACCTTTTTTCGTGCTTCCTGGGATAGGTATTGTTCGCACAACACCGGTATAAAAATATTGTGATGAGTTAAACAAATTTATTTTTATCCTGTCATTTTTTGCAATATCAACAGATTCTGCAAACTGCAAACTGAAATCTTGACACCCTTTCACCCCGTGAGCGAATTCCATACTTATCAAAGCGCATGATCCAACCTGATAGACTGCCTTAAAATTAAGGTTAAAATCCCAAACATGAATTTGAGTCGGAACATTAACCGGGAAAGACGGTGACGATCTGCCGTATAAACCGGCTCCGTAAAAATCGCGTCCGAATGTCCCGCTCATGCGTAAACTCGTTTAAATGATATTGTGACCGTACAGGCTGCGCCCCGATAATTAAAATTGTTAATCATCGATTGCAATCGCAACCAGGCCGAGCCTATATCCATATAGAGTCGTGCATCATTTGCGTTTAGTTTTATAGTCCCTAAGCGATTGTCGATTACTAAAACAGACCCGGCATAAAACAACGCGCACGACATAGATAAAAACTGTCCTCCGTCATCCATGTTCGTGATTTTAAAGCTCGGAACGTCGACGCCTTGATCCGCTGCCACTGTTATAATAGGCAACATCACCCCATCCGATCCTAAAGCATCGGTTGCAAACGTCCCGTCACCTGCAAGAATATTCGTATCATCGGTATAGGCGGTATCTTGCCAATACGGGAACGGACAAATAAAAACAATCTGAATCATTTTTACTTGTGCGTATCGTTTCCAATCCGGAGATATTTTCGCATTTCTAACCTCGATATTTCTGTTAACAACGTCGGAATGTATCGAAAGGAATCCGCCCTTTTCAATCGCTAAAACTAAAGCCCGCATCTGTATTTCGAAATCAGCCGGGGTGTAAGAATAAATCGCACCCTCAACCGTGATTGACCGGGAAGATTTTTTTCCGTCCGCAGTCTGAATCCCACCATCGGCAAAGGCTAAATCAGATATTGATGACCTCGACACAAGCGCATCCTCCGAAACAAAAAACGATGAGTTGAAACTATAGGCCGATCCGTTATCATCCGTTAGTATTAAATAATTGTCTGTCAGTCGTTCTATTATCCTCATGTGTGCATCACCGCCTGGATTTGTTTAGCAAGAGTTTTATTGTACCTTTCAATGTCAACATCCGAATTAACATCCCCAAATTGATTATTAATATTTATATCTCCACGGCCACCCGAAGAACCAGATTTTATAAAATTCCAAAGTCCGGCTTGCTGTTCGGTTGTTAATGTCATTTCTCCGCGCTTTAAAATTGCGGTTCCTTCCGGGGCTGCGTCGTAAACTCCACCTGAATGGAATGATGGAGCTTTAGGTTCCGCAGCGTAAATGGAGGCTATCTGTATTCCGCTTTCTATGGTTTGTGCGATTCCCGCAGCAAGTCCGACCGCAAACGGAAAAGTTGAAAAAGCATTCAGGACAGAGACAACTCCCAGAGCAGTCGCAAGAGATAATTGTAATCCCCATTGTATCTTTGCGGCCTCATAGGCACTTTGAGCTTTCTTTTTTTCATAAGCTTCTTCTATCTGGGCTCGCTTTAAAGCTTTTTCAGCATCTGCAATGATTTCTGCATTATTTCCCTCTTTAGCTTTAGCAAGATTTTTATCCGCAGTTTGTACCGCTGTGTCTTGTAAAACTCCGGCAGCTTTTTCTTCGGCATACATTTCGTTGTCAAGGTCTTTCATGCGTTGATCGTAAACCGCAGAAAAAAGAGAAGCCACACCCTGCAATGCTCCAATTAATCCTTTTTCAACAGATTCAGTTACCTTTTCAAGTTCTTTTTTCTGCTTTTCAAGTTCTTCGTTCGTCTGTTTAATGGCATCCGTCGTGTCTGCTTCAGCTCCTACCACAACGTTAGCATATTTTTCCTGTTTTTGTGTTGTCTTTACCAGCGCATCATAATATTCGTTTAATTTCCTATTCGCCTTGTCTTGTTCGGCTGCCGTAGCACCGGATGCAGCAATCGATGCTAATGCTCGGTTCCGTTCGTTCTCAATAATCATTAAATCAGTTGCGCCTAAATCTTCGAGCTTTGCCTGATATGATTTTATAGATTTCTCTAAATCTTCGTTGGCTTTGAGCTGTTCGGAGGTAAGATGTTCTGAGATGCCTTGTTCTTTTTTTTGCTGGTCGGATAATTGTAAATATAAATTATCTCTTTCTAAAAGTAACTGATTTAATTCATTCCCAAGTTCGATTTTTTTTGCAGTATCTACTATTTCCTGTTTTTGATCCGTCGTCCCCGGCCTTGTAGTGCTCATGTTAAAGTCTAGTTCAAACTTTTCATTTCCAATCGGAGTCTTATTCAATTCGTCAATTTGTTTTTTCAATAATTCAGCTTGTTTATTTATATCTGCAATAGCCTGTTTTAATTCTGCCGCGCTCTGCTTGCCTTCTTTGGGATTGATAAACCCAATTTTTTTAAAATCTTCGATAGATTTTGTATTCGCATCAATCCAGTCTTTTTGATTTTTCCATTCCTTTGAAGTGTCGTGTAATTGACTTGCCAATCCGGCTCCAACCGCAATGATAAGACCAAATCCGGCCACAATGCCCGCGATAGGCAGCGCGGCCGCTCCAAGCAACCCGCCAAGTATTCCTATTGCTGCATTGATCCCCATTATTATAGGGATGCCGGCTCCCACAACTCCAACAAATATTTTAACCGGTGCCGGAAGTTCCGTGAACCACTGTACGGCCTTAGTGACAATATCCACGATGAATCGCAACGCCGGCGCGAGTTCTTTCATGATCTGGATTCCGGCGACTTGGAAAGCGTTACCCATTGTCTGCGTAGCATCGCCAAGAGAGTTGTCGAGTATCTCGGCCATTTTAGCAGCTTCGCTGGTTCCTGTGATGCTTTTTGTATAATCCTCAATAGCTGATTGCCCTTGTTTTATCAAGGTTGCCATTGCGGTTCCTGCTCGTGCTCCAAAAATAGCTAGAGAATCCGCAGAGGTAATCCCTGCCTTACCCAATACGCCAATTATTTCCGCGAACGAATGCGTTTGAGGATTGATCTTATCGAAAGTTATCCCGTATTGTTTTAAGTTTTTAACGAGAGCAGAGGTTGAATCAGACAAACCCGCCATAACCAATCTTAACGATGCGCCGGCAGCCTGCCCTTCCATCCCGGACGCACTCAACTTCTTGAGAACCGCAACAGTTTCTTCGATGCTTATATTCATTCCCGCAGCTATCGGCCCCACTGTACGGAGGGAGTCGGACAATTCTTGTACCGGCATCTTTGCGGCTGCAAACAAATTCGCTATTCGATCCGCTGAATCAGCACCGAGATTGAATTGTGACATTGTAAGCTTTAAAACTTGAGCCGTTTGAGTTAAATCGGTACCAGATGCTTTCGCTAAAAGTTGAGCAGAGTCTAATAATTTTATAGAAGTGGCTGCATCAAATCCTGCTTTGGCAAAAACATAGAGAGCATCGGCAGACGCCTTTGCGGAAAACTCTGTACTTGCTCCTGTTTTTAAAGCGGCTTGTTCCAATGCCGCGAAATCTTGCTCGCTCCCTGTCATTACTGATCGATTGCGCTGCATAGACTCTTCAAACTCTGTAAAAGATTTAACAGTCTCTTTCATCGCATCCGCAATAAGAGCGAATGCAAGAACTCCTTCGAGCTTTAATCCTTCGAAGCCTTCTTTCCCTTTATCTGTAGATTCTTTCCAGTTCTTTCCGATCTGATCTGCTTGTGTTTTGTTTTTAGACACCAGGTTGTCAAACGAAGAGTTTATCGAGGCAATATCGCTTGTTAGTTTATCGAGTTTGATTCTAACATCTGAATAAATTGAACCCGCATCAACCACGTAAAACTTCTTTCTCCTCATCAAGCACCGTCCATGCTTGGAGGTTGATATCGTCTTTCATGAAATCCGTAAAGTCACCATGTAAATGATCTGACGGGTTGTCGTGTCCTCGTTCCGCAAGATAAGCTGCGTTTAAAAGCATCTCTCTGCTAACCTTGCGTATATCGCTTTCATTTATTCCGAGCACGAAGGCAACAATAAAAGAAGAAGTCTCTGATGGTATAATCAAATCATACCAAATACGCAATCCGTCAAGCTCTTCTTCAAATGCTTGCTTCCTCGGCCCTCTCGGACATTCATTTATTTTATTCTGTAAATCTTCGATCTGTTTTTTTATAAGTTCGTTTTTCTCTTTTATGTTTAAGTAAGAAAGTAATTGCTCATACGTGGGAGAAACAAGACACTCCTGCAAAATCTTATTATTTCTTTCAGCAAATGCGACCATTTCTTTGACAGTAAATCTTCCGTTCTGTTCTTTTATACGATTCTCGAAAGACGCGATAAGCGTAATATTGCCGCACGATTTAATCTGTGCTGCCGTTAGTCGCCTAACCTGAAAAGGTATCGCAGTCCCAAAAAAGGGAACTGCGATTATAGGATATTTTGCGATCTCTATTTTTTGTTCAATAGAGACTGGAGGTCTTTTTATTTTCATACGTTATAAACATTGAGCGCGTTAAATTCCGAAACATCGAGCCGTTTTCTGATTACCGCACCTGTCTCAACTCCCTTGCTGTCGGTGTAGTTAGTTCCGACAATATCGTAATTCATAGGCATGATAGATTTGTCTTTAGTTCTTTCTGATACCGATCCAGAACAGGTGAGATATATTGTCATTTCCCAATATGAGATTTGAGCGAGCTTGTTTGGCCCCTGATTGTAGACCGGATTGAAAACCTCAATCTCAAAATAACATTTCGATGCGTTCTGATCTGGGTCGTGGTATGCTCCGTTTGCATCGATATACCCATTCTCGATGAGAGAATCAAGCCAGTAATTGACTTGTGTTTCGACTGATTTGATCGTGATGCCTTTCTTATATCCGTCGATGATCACGTCAACAGAAGCCCCGGTTGCCGGTTCAATTGATATCGTCTCATCGTCTTTTTTCGTCGGAGATTCGGCGAAAGACTTAAACGTATCTGAAACTATGAACTGTTGTCCTTTGCCCTGTCCGATCCGTGCGAGTTCTGCGAAATCTCCGTATGTCTGGATATAATCCGGGTCGTCGGTTCCGTTGTAGACGAGCAGCAACCGAAGCGTGACGGCTTCTTTTGATGCAAGCATATCGGTCGGTGCAGCGATATTTATTGCAGTCACCAGTTCATCTACTGTTACCATGGTAAGATCAACCGCCGGTGTTATATCGATATTTGTAATCTCTTCCGCCCCTGAATCAAATTTTATTTTCAAAGGGATTGCGGCCGGAACTACAGCATTAGAAAAATCGAATGGGCCCGTTCCTCCGATAATACGTCCGTTTCCGGTTCCTGAATTATATGATCCGTCTTTTTGCAAACCGTCATAATTTCCTTTTGAATCAAGGCCGCCCTTGATTCTCGTGTAGTCATCATTGAGAGCACGGAATCGAACAAACCGTAGACCCTCATTAAAAAATGCATTACCTCTTAACATTATGTGCCCCCTAAAACTTAATTAACGGCATTAGGAATACACGTTCCATAGCTATTGTGCCGTCGTCGTTACCTATGATAATTTGATCACCGCCTTCGAATCCTTCATCGAGCATATTCAATGCTCCCTTGGGAGAAGTGGCGGAATAGTTGCTTAATAAAATCGATAAATCATTTGTCACAAAATCCTGTAGCAAATCCTGATTGCCTGGTTGCATGTGAACGATGATTCTAAATGCCTGACTGCCCGTGGGATGCGATTCGAGCTTTACAACAATGTAAGGAGGTTGTGGTAATGGAAGCGATCCGAATAAAACCACATCCTCAATGCGTCCTGTCCGCAATTTCTCAACAATTTTAGTCAGCATATAAATCTTGTACGTCCCTTATAAATCTTCCCGCGAATCTTTGCACTATTGGTCTGATAGCTTCATTCGCTCGGTTATTCGCAAGTTCGAGATAGACCCCGTAAGAAACAAAGTGAGCCATAAACCATCCGATCTCATCATCCTCACGTATTCCACCAACAAAAACTTCGAGAGCAGCCGACCCGGTTCTGTTGTTCCAAAACTGGCCCTTTGTTCCTGGACTCGGAGGCTGAACACTTCTAAAATAATTCAAAGCCTCGGCTCCCCATTTCAAACCGTAAGCATAAATAGTGGCTCGTCTACGGTTGTAAATCTGCTCTATATTTTTTACTATCTCTGATACGTCCATCTATCAATAACACTCCAGACAAATAATTTATCATATTCAAAGCTTCGATATTTGTTAAAAATTCTTTTTCGAATCCTGGATTGTTGATGTAAGCATCGTTAATGTCCGGTATCCCGCGTATTTTTTCGCGTCCATCAATTTTTCCATCAACAATGTCGTCTATGGTCATGTTCCCGTTTTCTCCTCATCGATGTTTATCAACGATGCTCGATACCCGATTGTATCACCGAATCGCCTTACTGTCTCTACCATTTTGACTCGATAAGTTTTCCCATTAGTTTCAAAAACATCATCACGCAATAGTACATTGTCGATATCGCTTATAGCGTGCATACGCATGCTTTCCGAAACTCCTACAGGACTCGGCATATCACCTGCTTTGGCTTCTTGAGCAATTCGCATTTTTATTTTAACAGGAACCGGAACCGAAAAAGGATTAACAACATCATCCCCGATGGTATTCTGTCTGATATATTTCCGGTTGATATCAACGATAACAGGATTCTCATCTATCGTTTTATTCCATGCGTCGCGAGCCTGCGCGGATAATTGATTCACAAATTACCTCCGGCTATTCTTGGTCGCTTGATTGTGCCATATTGCCCGGTCGTATTATTAGAGTTCTCATCCTCTTGCTCTTTAAACATAGTGATAAGATTTTTATAGAAATCGTATAAGTCTCTTAGGGATGTATATGTAGCCGATTCTGTACCGGACGATATCGATGACAATCTCATTTCCTGCCCAAGTTTGGCAAGGATCAAACGCAAGCATCTATATACCGTGTCATCGTGGCCGTAATTATCCCAAATAGACGCTATTGTAATGTCAGCAAGATATAATTTCGGTTGCACCCAGTCCGTTATAGCAGGACTTGATTTGTCTGTAATGTAAAATTTGCCTGTGGCAATAGATTGATAAGCCGTTTGAGCAACAGGACTTAACGGAAAATGTGTTTCATCTGCGATCTGCAAAACATTAACAATTCCAACCGGATCGTTTATTACAAGTCGAACAGCTTTTACATCGTCGAACGTAGCATTCATTTAATCACCTTCCACCAAGTATTGTCATCTCCGGTCTTACATCCTGAACATAATTCGTCAACCGCTTTTTTCACATTGCCCTGATTCGTCCCGTAATCGTGGCCGGAAATCATTCCGCCCGCTTTGACTTTTGGGAGCCATGCCTTTATGTCGCGTGAACACCCTTCATAAGAATGATCCGCATCGATAAAAACAAAATCTATTGATCTGTCTTTATAAAACGATGCACCTACGGCGCTGTCACATCTAACGACGCTCGATCTCCCCTTATATTCCGATGCCATTTTAACAACGCAATAATAAGCGGAATCGAATTCTTTCTGCGACAGTTTCGCGATCATAGCTCCACTCTTAACATACTCGCTGTTTTGATCCGGGATCATCCAGGAGTCTACACCTATCCAGATTAGATTCGGAACCCTCGATAAAAGATTGCGAGCCATCTGCCCCAAATAAACTCCGACTTCTACGAAGACAATCGTCCTGTTTTTAGGGATAAGATTAATTACCACGTCCCAGCGCCTGAGCGCGTGCCGCTTCGATAGTTTCGTAACCGGATGGACTCCTTTCGATTAAAATAAATCGCGTGATAAAGGGATTCTTTTTCAAATCGCTTACAGGTGAGGTTATAATCGTGCTTACTCTATATTTATTTTTCGTCCATTCCGAAACGAGCGCGGTCAATTGATCGTGAGTAAAGGAAAACGGATCGGTAATTGAAGGTTCTTTCGCATGGCATCGAGTGTGTTCGATAACGAGAATTCCCTTTTTAGAAAGTTGAGAAAGCCAGACTTTTAAAGTCTGTTCGGGAGCGAACGCGTGGTCAAACGCATTAGAATAAATAAAATCCGCCTTACCCGTCCATTCGTCATTGACTTTATTAAAATCATGTTGAACAGTATTTGGAATTTCTTTAGCATAATCTGCAATCTCGGTGCCTATAACCTTACAACCTGGAAAAAGTTCCATGAAATATTGTTGCTCAAGTCCTTTGCGTGTCCCGTGGCATAATCCGAACTTCGGATTGATTTTCTTTTTGAGCGACCGGACAAGAAAAGAAATATGCGGTTGTTTAACCCATACATTTTCACGCTTTTCGACTGCTGCCGTTTTTTGTGCATTCAAATATTGCTCGTACGAGGTGTATTTGAAAAGAGCTAATCCTGGTGTCTCACTAATATTTATATTCAGTCCGCACTCTCGCGCGAGCGATTGCCAAATATCGAACGCTAAGACATGTCCATTCCGGTCACCTGACAAAACCGCTCTCCGTAAAGGTTCTTTGACATGGATAATCATTGTCTTGTCATTAACTAAGTCCCAATGCTCAACACATGAATTCCATTTTAAACAATCGAACGGCTTAACTATCGCAGTATGTTTTTTTTGTGCAAGTAGATATCCTAGTGATGCCTGATTCATTCCTCCGAATTGTGTTCGCCATTTTTGATGGAGCGGACTTGCTCCGTGAGTGCCTTCTGCGTATAAAAGATTATCCGCGGCCACCCAGTCGCGCATAAACTGCCGAGCCGGCTCTGTATTCGCTACAAAAACAGCCCCGCCATTCCACGGGAGGTTCGCTCCATGCCGCCCCTTCCCTCCTCGCCCGTTACTTCTGCATGATAACCCTATGTCAAAGTCTTTTATAAACGCAACCGATAAATCATGCAAAACAATCATATCTGCATCGAGTAAGATAACGTCATCATTAGCTTTCTCGATAAAATCCAACCAGAATTGTATTTTATAGTTGTTCGAATCGAACGTGGGATTTTCTTTTTTACGTTTCGGAGCTGGGAGCTTTAACCATGTGAACTCTGCTCCAGGGCAATTCTTTTTGACGGAATACTCAAGAACCTTTCCTAATTTCGTGTAACTATCGCCGTTCCCGTAATTAAAAGACGCGGTTAAAATTTTCATAGTACTCGATTTCCTTCTCCATCCACCCAGTCTTTTAAATATTCAGGATTACTAATCTTTCTTACCGCTCCGCCTTTATATCGATAGATTGCGGTATAAGAATTTGCCGGTCTTTCTACGAATTCAAAAGCTTCCTGATTTTTTTCCATAATGTCACGCTGGTATTTTCGTCTGATAACATCGTGAGTTGTGTAAAAATAAAAATCCATGAGAAAGAAAAGCGTTCCTGGATAACAGAATGGTATAACTAAATCGAGCAGATGGTCGAACATTGGCTTTTTTGAGCAGATATCATCGACTACCAAACCAATTTTTTTATCAGTCTCAAATTTCTGTTCTATAAAATCTCCTTGATGGATTATGGGATCAATACCAAATGGTTCTACGTTCTTTTTAAAAATATCGAGAATAGATTGTCCGTCTTTGAGAGTGATACCAATTTTTTTTGCCTGAGTTACAAGGTGCGGATATGTAATCCACATGTCGAAGCAATGATATTCCGGGGTGAACGGTGTTTGCTTAATTCCTGACATCACAAATCCGGTCGTAGAGCCAAACCATGATCCGGTCTCAATGATAATTTCGTTTTCTTTTATTCCAGCACCCGCATTTTGCAATTGACGGGGAATGCTTGTACCTCCGTTTCCTATCGAAGGTATTTTTTTTGCTAAATTAAAATAATCTGTCATTTTATCCCCTTATCTTTTTTGTATGTGTCGTTTGTTGCACGAACCGATTTCATTAGTTGCATGTCGATTCCTACATTTTTTGCGAATTGTATTATTGCAGGAATGTCTTTATCCAGACATTTACTTTCATAATACGGATGATCTGCATAAACTAAAGTGTGAGACCTTCCAACTCTCGGATCAACTACAAAGAGCTCTCGCATTTCATTATAGTCCACTCCCAAAGCGGAAGATAGTCTGTAAAACTCATTGCAAAAAGTGACCTTTGTAGCTAAAAAACTGTTTTCCATATATTTAACAAGTTCTGCGGTTTCAAATGTAGTTTGAAATATTTTTAATTCTCCGGTGTTTATGCTTTTAAACGCTTCGCATACTCGCGAGGTGTTTTTTCTGTCTCCACCTAAAATAATAAAATTGTATTTATATCCATTTGCATGAACAGTTTCTCCGTAATATTCAGGCATGAACACAATATTTTTTCCATACTCGCTTGATATCCGTGAACAGGTTCCGGGAGATATGGTTGATCGAATGCAATAAACTCTTGCCTTGACCGAATTTATTGCATCTATGACTATAGAAGTGCAACATTTTCCATCTTCCTCGCAGGGAGTGGGAACGCAAATAAAAGCAATGTCATAACATATTTGAGGATCACAAAAAATGCCTTGCGGAGGATCATGCACGACTGCATCTGGAAAAATCTTTATCATGTTCTTTCCTACAATCCCGTTTCCAACTATCAGTATCTTCAAAGTGTCCTCCGCTTTTTTTAAAAAATAACCGCGCAGTTTCCCACGCGGCTACTAAGGAGATGATCTTTATTTTATGATTCAGGTTCTGCGGGTAAATCTATTTTAACAATAGCACCATAACCGGTTCCAAGCGTTGAGCCAGGCATCGATGATCCGAGAAAGTCAGCGTACCATTCTGTCTGGACTCCATACCATGCCCTCTCTTCTGTTGAGAGTTGAAGCACAGAACCTCGCCCTACTTCCATGGTAAGAGGCCGTTTAACTAGAGTATAGGAATACATATTCGGAACGAACAAATAGGCTTCGTTTATTCCGCATCCCTGAAATACTATTTTCTTTTTGCCCCATGTGAACGATGTACCGTTGTACTCAATGATTGTGTCAATCGGAAGAGAAGATCGAAGCTGGCCGCTGCCAGTGTTAGCTCCGGATACTTCCAGTTTGCCCTGTATTACTCGTTCACTTTCCCATCGTCGAGCGGAATTGATAAGCAGTGTAATTGAGGGAATCGATATCGTTAATCCATTCTGGGGATCAAGCAGTTGTTTGAGAAGAACATATGCCTCTCTATATGTGTCATACAGGTTTGCGTCAAATGATGTACCGGTATTGATGGCGTTGACTTTCTGTTTCGCTTTGAATGTCGTCGAGAAAAGATAACCCAATGCTCTATTGTTCCTCTCGTTGACATAGGCCTCGGCTGCTGCCTGTAAAACTTTTTGCATGTCAAAAAGCTTGTTGTACAAAAGATTCTTAAGCGTATCTTTCCAGCCAACCCCGAACGCTTCCATGATAACTGATCCGGCCGCTCCCGAATACTGTTCGATGAGTGGAACAGAATCGTTTTCGAGTAACATCGGAAGCATTACTCCGCGATATTTGTAAATCTCGCGCAAGGAAACGGATTCGGGATAATCGAAGTTTGTGGTTTCGATATTTATCTGGTTTGTGAAATCCGGAATTTCCATGACGCGCCGCGTGACATCCACGAAAAGAAGCTGGATGAGCGACGCTAGATTGGCCGGAACGCTGTTCTGATTGATTACTTTCTCGCGAAGGTCTTTTATCTGCGACCAGACTTTATTGTATAGGTCACTGTTTTCATATTTCCCGGCCATTCTGACAATTGCTTCTGATGTCTGATAAATCTCCGGGGTTGCCGCCTGGGCATTCTCTTTCATGCTCCCCTGAAAAATAGCGATCTTCTGTGAGTGTTTGTTTTCGATCCTTTCGCGGAGAAAGGTCTCTTTGTTATAAATCTTCAACATATATTTTCCTCCCTCCTCTTAGGTCTCGTCCGGTTCGACCGGTTGAGCATATCGGAATTTATCGAATACAATGACACCGTCTGCATTTTTGACCTCTGTCAAAAGCCCGGCGAATGTATATCCTATTTTGCGCTGATCGGAAAGCTTTGAAGTGATAGGATCGAAACATACCAGATCACCCAGCGTTCCGAACGTATCCTCTCCTGCTTTAAAATCAGCCGCCTGTACCTGGATGCCTTCCTCGACCTCGAACGCTCCGTATTCTCCGTTTAACACGTCGTTTTCTGCGACGCAGTTAAACCCATGGAGCACAACGAATTCGTTTTGATCAATGTCGGAACCGGTATCGTTTAACATGCATAAGACGTCGTTTTTTATACTCTGAACATATACTTTCATGCCTGCCTCTTATCCTTCGAAAACGGAGATAACCCCGGTCTTATCAGATGCTGAATCGACTTTGTAAATCTGATTCTGATCTGATAGATAATCCGCCGCCTGTTCCGCGAGTTTGAGAGCGATAGGGCTTTTCTTGATTTCTTCGATTGCAGCATTTACGTCTGTGCAATCTTTTTTTATTTTTTCATCGGCATACTGGCGAAGCGTATTTCTGCCATTTGTATCCGCTCCGAATGCAGTATCAAGAGCTGCATTTCTGACAATTTTCTGATCGGACTCGATCTTGTTCCGCAAAACAACGAGTTCTGCGACCGGGTCTTTAATCCCTGCCTCTTTGATCGCGTTAACCATTTTCAGCGCGTCTTCGTGTTCTTTTGTAGCTAAAAGGTTTTCTTGTCCCATCGCTTTCGCGATTTCAGGAAGCGTCACGCCCGAACCGGCGTGAACCTTTAGACTATCAAGAAATTCTTGTTTATTTGGCATTACCGCCTCCAAACATATAAATTCATCGTCGATTACATCGACGTCTCTCGTCTGATTCGTTACCTGAGACATGGCCCCTTCGCCAAAACTCACCGCATCGTTCCGCAAGCCTTGTGATCCACAATCGAGTATGTTACAGATAGATGTTCCGTCTTCATTCTTAACAATCTGCTTTCTCGCATATGCCACAACTGAAAAATGAACCATGTCGGATTTGCATTCGGTTATAAAATTGGAATTGTCGGACTCGGCTTTCGCAGGAATGTAATTTTTAAAATAGACCGAGCCGGATTTATCGGTTTTGGGTTCAATCTTTGCGCCAACCATAATAAAATCGGTTTTCGGGCGCACGCCGTACTGGAGATTATGCCCATCTTTCGAACCGGGGATCGGTCTATCTTTCAAATTTTCAATATACGATTCAAAAAATTTCTTCCCGTAATTCATTTCGTTTGCAACTATGGGATAATCTATTTTTTGTATTTTATAATATGGATTTGTATCACCCTTGGAGAATTCCGCAATCGACGCTTCCGGTGACAGAGTGGGAATATCTACGGGATTAATGTTTAATTTTTCCTGTTTATCGCCACTAACAAGTTTCAGGAAAACCTTTTCATAACTACTTACTGGCAAAACTTACACCCCCCTGATCAAGAGTGTTCCCTTAATCAGGCATAGTATACAGCTACATCTATATAGTTGTCAATAGTTTTTTTTCATTCTTCGCGATTAGTTTCGCGGTCTTTCGAAGCTTTAAAATAACAAACGGATTCTTTCTCCAGGTAACTCCATCGGTCATAAGCTTTGCCGATCCTTCTCTCTGGTCGAATTCGTGAACGAGTTGCATAAATATTTCTCGTGCTCGGTGTGTCATGTCGGGAATCCCTCCTGTATCTTTTTGCTTTCAATTTTGAGACTTTTTGAATTCCTTGAAGTGTTCTGTTACAAATAGATCGCCGTTTAATTAAGTCAAGTAGATTGTGAATAATAATTGTCATACCAGTCATCCATATACCCGACGTCCTCGCCGTTCACCCATGCTTTCACATCGTCGCGGAAATCCTGCGAATCGCGCAATCGAGGAACCAGGAAACATAAGCAATTACTATGCGGATAGTCTGGCACATCATCAGCTGGGTATGGACTGCCGTCCGCGAGTTCTTGACATGATGGATCGGAATTACAAGTTTCAGAATCGCCACGTACCCAGTCAACTTCGCCCGTCGATCCCGGATTCATAAGCGCCGAGAGCGCATCCGCGTCTTGTACAGACTGATAAAGTTCACTTCGAACGATTCGCAAAGCGTTATAGTCGATGTCTTTTCGAATCCTCCGCGCCCAGCCATCGGAACCCTCAGTGAGTTTCCCGTATCGGGTCGCAAGTCCTTGACGCCCTCTTTTAACGTAAGCGCCCAAATCGTCGGCGATGTCTATCGGGTCGCGTCCCATTGAAATACCTTCGGTGATAACAGACTTAATCGTTTCCTGCATCGCCTCACCTGCGCCCCATATGCGGTCAGAAAAAGTATATCCGTCTGTATAAACGCGATTGACCATCGACGAGACTAAGCGACGATTGACCGAGGAAAACATATTCGTGATGCCTGCTTCAGTAAGCCGTCCGCCCGATATGCCGACAACGTCAAACAAATATTTCTGCTGGATACCTGTTGCAATATCGATTCCAGATTCCACGGTGATTTGAGTCTTAGCTCGAAGCGATTCTCTTAGTTTCTCGGCCTCTGTTTGTAATTGATGCTCGATTTGTCGCCATGAACCGGATGTTAATTCAGAAAGGTTTGCGATTTCAGTATGCCTGATTGTTTCTGCAACGCGGTCGGCTGCCTCTGTATAAACCGCCTTGAGTCGCTTCATGGCGTCGCGGGTGAGTTTTGGGTAAGTAGCTCGTGCGCGTCTATATGCGTCTGTGTATTGTTGTACTGTCATTTATTTTTTAATTTCAGGACTTGCTGACGCCTTCGGTTCATTCCCTGGCTCGGTATCCTCTCCTGTCATGTCCGCGATTATCTCATAAGGAGCCGCCGCAAAAGCTTTATGCTTCGCCATCTCGCCGAGTCCGTCCGCGAAAGTCTGATAGTCGTCGTCTGTAGCTTCCGGGTAGGCTTTCTTAAACATTTTCCAGACCATCTGCTTCGTAATTCCGGCGGAATTGATGAGCGCAGCTATTCCTGACGCGAAATTCGTCAGGATCGTCGCCTTTGCAGATTCGCTGATTAGGTCAAGAGCGTTCCACTTGATCTCTCGTATGATCGACTGATTGTCATTAAACGATGCGGTGTTTCTTAATCGCAAGGTTGCCTCGATAAGCTTTTTATATGACCGGCTTTTTTGTCTTTGTTTGGATTCAACAAATTGAATTACTGAATCAATCTGATTATCGTTGCTTCCCTGCGATCCTTCAACCTTTGTTCCCCAGAGTATTTCCGGGATTGCCGATCCCTGTACTATTTTCCAGAAAATCTGGTTCAGTTTATCCAGTCCCGCCTGATGAGCGCCTGAAGGCCATGCGAAATCTGTTGATTCTTTCCCGTAAAGATTCAAAACAAAATCTCTCCGCGCTACATCTATTTCATCGAGATTGGTTATTCCGTTGTTTTTTTTCCATTCATCGACGTCCTGTACACCCTGAATCATTTTAGGCGCAAACTTGACAAGTAGTTCTGATACTGCAAGATCGGTGTCGTGGTAATTTTTAAGGTCTGAAAGAATGCGTTCATAATCAGAATGGCCACGTACTTCATCGCCTTCTTTGTTGTTGGCGAAAGGAATTGGCAGTTCTCCGGTTATGTTGCGAAAGATTCCACCTTCAAGTCCTTGCAGAACCATCGTGTTTTCAAGCCACTCGATTTTTATCGCATCTCGCGTGAAAGTCCTGCGTCGTCTAACGTACCCCTGAACATTATACGCAGTACTAATAAGAATTTGCTCGTCTGTGATTATTGCTTGAAGCTCTCCGGTTTGCACGTCTCGTAAAATATCGGAAATCGTATCGTCCGGGATAAACTCCCAGCAATCTTTCTGTAATTTGGCAGAATAAAAAGGCCACACCCACGCGGTAGCGTCTCGATGTGAAATTAAATGCAACATGTGGCAGTCGTCGGAATGATCTTCGATGACTTGCGCTGCGTCAACCTGTTGCTGATCGTCATCGCATTTTGGAACAGGGAGTCCCATTAAAAACAAAGGAACTGCAATCGGTATGTAAGCGAGCGATCCGGCGAGTTTTAAACCAGAATAGGAGTTATGAAAAAGCCCCTGCGTAAGCTCCGAGTTAATCGTCCATTGCTCAGTCCAGTCTCGCGTGACCGGTCGCCGTGGCGATTGCTTTATGGGGTTTTGGACATCTTGTGTCTCCTTGGGAGAGAACCATGAAAAAGGGTTGAACCAATTAAATTTCATAGCTTACATCATACTCCTTATAAAGCACATTTGTCAACGCCTTCTATATCTCGATGCCATTTGCGCGCGGGATTCTGATGACATTTTAAGCGATGCACCACAATAAAAACAGAGTAAAAGCGCATCTGCTTTGTCTGGAGATTTACCGAATCTTTTCTTGTAGTCTTTTTTCGATTCGATGATTCGGCGATTCGATCCTGGTTCAAAATCGTACAACCTACCAGAAAGTTGCTGCATTAAATCTTGATCATTCGGGATTTGTGCATACTCAATCGGGAATTCAAACCACATCTCATCAGCGCATGATTTATATTTATTCATATTTTTTGCGACTCCTCCAAAATTGATTCTACGAATAGCCGCGCCTAATTCCTTGAGTCGGTCAGATACACCTCCACCGACTCCCGTATCGTCGACCTTGATAATAATCGACTGGTCTTCGTTCGCGAGTGCCCAGGCTTCTTTTGCAGTTCTCATCGTGTCCTGTCCTATCCACGATCTATCGGCAATAACTTTAAGGCCATGCCGTTTGTAAATCTGCGTTGTATCGTCTCCGAATCGAGCAACATCAACGCCTATTTCGATAACCCCTGAAGGATCAACGATTCGATTCATAGCTGCACGAATAGCGACGCGACTCATTACAGAATTCTGTCCTTGCTTGCGAGGGTTCCCGCCGTATACGTGTTCGGCTTCGTCGGGATTTGTTTTATATAGCTCATCCATTTCTTTCTGAAGCCCGTCGTTCCACCAAGGGTTATCTTTTAACCCAGGTTCGACACGAAGTTTGAGAATATCGTCTCTATCGGAATTCCAAAAGCGTACAGTACAAGGATCGTAATCTGTTTCGGGATTATATGAAACGAAAAGCCGCCATCCATTATTCCTAACGAGAGTAGGCATGAGCTTTGACCATGATTCGTCAATAATCGTTGCGGCCTCATCAGCCCATACAATATCATATCCCTCGAGCCCTTTTATCTGATTGGCTGCTCGTAAATCTCGAAGCCCTCTGAAGATTATAAAGGAGCCGGTTTTTTTATTCGTTATCCTGTCAAGCGTAGGATGCCAGTCATTTATATATCCCAGTCTATTTATTGTGTCGATGATAAGTTGATAGACAGATTCTTGTAAGGTTAATTGTACTTCTCGCAAGCAGGCAACGCGATGATATTCATACTGACAAAGCTGCACGATTAACGACGCTATGCCCCAAGATTTCGCGCCTGCGCCCCGGCCACCCTGCACTATAACAATCTGTTTGTCGGTAGTTCGCGCAAGTTCGAGTTTGGGGGAAACGAGTTCTTTTTCGTCTTGCTCTCTTAATAAAAGCTCTTCGATCTCTTCATCGATTAAGGACATGTTACTCCATTATGCAAAAATCTGAACGAATAAGTATTTCGGTTAAAAGATAATGATTTGTTTAATGATTTGTTTCCTTTATTTTTTCCTGTTCTGCCGCTTCTTATTAAAATCCATCTATTATCTTTCATTAACATTTTAGCGAAATTATTCAAAGATGTAGTAATACCAAAATATTCTGGTTTATAAATATTCGATATTGCTATCATCATTTTTTTAGATATACCTATCCCTTGATAATCGGGTAAAACAACGATTCTATGTATCTTCCACATGTGATGATGTATTGGGTGTGGAAAATTAATAACAGAACAAAATGCAATGGGCTTGTCATTATAGAAACCAACATATTCATGACCTGATTTATTTATTTCATGATTCAAATAATGATAACGTCTAAAATATTCCCAATATCCTTTAACTCGTTTGATTTCAATTTTAATTTCAGGTCTTCGACAAAGTTGCCCCCTTGGAAGATTAGTCATACTATCGGTTGAAAAAATCCAATCGGGTTGAAGCCATTCAATAACATCGAAATGACACGTTATCGCTATAAACTTTTTATTTAGTTTTCTTATAGTTTTTTGAACAGCAAGAGAGCCTATTCGAGCAACTTCTCTATCAATAACCGAGGTATATTCGTCAAATGCTATGATCTCTTTTTTTTGACATAGTGCCCTGGCCAAGTCTATTCTCATTTTTTCGCCATTTGATAGATTATAATACGTTTTTAACCATGACGGCGGAGAAGAAAATCCAACTGAAGATAATATATAAAAAAGTTCATCTGCATTTATGTCTTCTTCGAAATCGTCAATAACACTCTCGGCATTATATTGAAATTCGCAAATGTATTTAGAGAACAATTCTTTAGCTATAGAACTTTTATCGCTTCCCGACTTCCCTACAATAACACCTATATTCCAACTGTCGGGAATGTCTATTGCGCCTTTAAAGTTTTCAGTAATAATATTTTCTTGCATATCAAATTGATCGTAAATCTGAGCAACTCTATAGCTTTTTTTTGATATTGTTTGTTTTTTTATAATGTTGAAATTTTGCATTTCAATCCTCTATTCGTGAATTCGTTGAATAATTTTTCAACATTATTTGAATCGACTTCAATTATTATTTCTATTTTATTTTTATACTCTATTTCTTCGGATTCTTTATTGTCAACATCAACACTTATAGCAATCTCTTTATCTGTCAATCTAAACATCTCTCGAATTTCCTCGTCAATCTTACTCATCCACTCATCCAGCTGATCTTTCTGAAACTCGCCGTATTGCGAGGTGATCGTCAAAAGCTTCTGCCGTGCGTCCGCTTCGTTCTCGGCATCAATAAAACACACCGGGAATAGATTAGGCAGAATAATTCCGGCCTCGCGCATCGAGTTTAGAACCGTCGCTCGTTGATGCCCGTCAATACACCATCGCTCGCCGCCATTCTCCCAAATAAAAAACGGCGCGCAGAATCCGTTTATGAATAACGAAGTTGCAAGTCTTATTGCGTTTTCTTGTGAAAGTTTTTTCAATTTGCCCTGGAAGTTTTTGATAACGTCAAACGGCAGTTCGTCGGCACCTTTACATTTTATCTGTATTGTCCCGTGTCTCTGTTGCAGTTCCAGAAACCTTGTTTTCAATGTTTCGTTCATCCGATCTTCTCCTTAGTTCGTCTAATCTCTGTTTGCGCTGTTCCGGTGTATATTGCGTAATATCCATAGCACCCGATACCTCAAGTTTTTCAATCGCTTTCCCGAACCCTCGATCAGTCAGCCATGCTATAACATCAACGCGACCGCGCAAAAAATCTGACAATAGTGCTTTCGCAATTCCGCTTATAAAAATAGGCGCTTTCGAATCAGACGCCATAGCCTGTATTTCTTCTCTCGATTTACCGTAAAACTGTTTAACCATGAGCACGATATCGAGCGCTGAAAGGCTATTGTCTTTGATATAGCGACGCAGCTTGGATGGCTTTCGACCATTGTTTGTAGGCTGCGAAGATGCAGAGAATCGAGTCTTAGTATTGTCAAAGTTTTCCGGGAATGCCATTCCGTTTAATCTCCGTTTGGTAATAATACTCTTAATTTAACTATTTGTCAATATTTCGAGTTGAGGATGGAAATGATCCTTTCACGTCATAGGCTGCACGTGTTTATATAACCTCTCTATAGTAAATTTTACATTGTAATTTACTTTTACAAATAGATGACGTCTATGACGTGAGACATAGACGTAACAACGTTTTAACGCTAGAAAATTAAAGTTTCACATATAATATGTGATTTTTTTTATGAAAATTGAAACTTGACAGATTTTGAATTTTAGTTTATATTGATCTCAAGCTTGATTGCACCAGGCGATTGATTTGGCTTGTAAGCCCCTGGAATTGAGGTGCAATCTCGATTTCGGGGGCTTTTTTTTATTGAAAAGGACGGTGTTTATGGACGATTTAATGAAAATGTTTGATTTTAACGGTAATATTGTGAGAACAGTTATAGAAAAGAGAGGTGAATCATGGTGGGTTGCTTTAGATGTTTGTAATATTTTAGGATTGTCTGATGTTTCGAAATCCTTACAAAAACTTGATGCAGATGAAAAGCTGATACGAAAACTATTCGTATCAGGTCAGTATAGAAACGTCTCTATCATCAACGAATTTGGGCTTTATTCATTAATTTTAACTTCAACAAAGCCAGAAGCCAAAGCTTTTAAAAGATGGTTGACGCACGAAGTTATCCCACAAATAAGAAAAACAGGTAAATACAATTATGCCTTTGAAACAAATCGGTTGATTGAAAAATCGATTGAATTAAGATGTACCTGCATTATCGGAGAAAATCAATATCTGAAACAGCGAATATTAGAATTAGAAAAAAACATTGAATTACAAAGAGTTTCTAAATCGAAAAAAATGACAAATAAAGAAATGAATGCTATTTTTGATTCGTGGAATATTAAGGGGTTTCGTTTTAAGGAGTTATCATGAAATCGTGGATCGCTTCTCATTTTAAAGTAGCTCGACAAGGCGATATTGAATGGGCAGTGCATTGTCCGGCTCATGACGATAAGAATCCTTCGGCATCGATTAACATAGAAAAAAAAGTTATTAATTGTCAACGGTGTGGTGGGATGTCTTTGTTTAAACTTGCTGAAAGAATGGGATGGGAAAGTCCGCCTGTTAGCGGGAATGGATATAAGCCAGACTTGACCGAAATTGCTCGATATGATTATCGAGACGAATCAGGAAAGATTCTGTATCAACAAATAAGATTTTTATTATCTAACGGTGAAAAAAGTTTTAGAGGGTATAATTCTGAAACCAAACAATGGAAGCTTGAAGGAATCAGGCGCGTGCCCTATCGCTTGCCTGAATTGCTAAAAGCGATTGAATCGAGACAGCAGATTTTTATTTGCGAAGGGGAAAAAGACGTTGAAACGCTTGTTTCGTGGGGATTGTGTGCTACGACTAATTCGAATGGAGCAAGATCGACAAAGATTTGGCATGAGTTCTCGCACTGGTTCGTTCCAGGACTTGTTATTTTTATTTGTCCCGATGCTGATTTAGACGGGATGAAACACGCTCAAACGGTTAAAGAAATACTTGATAAAAAACAGTGCAAAGTTAGAATTCTTAATTTCGGGTATCCTGTTGTCGAGAAACACGGGAAGGATGTAACAGACTGGAAAGCAGAAGGACATGACTTTGAAAATTTTATCAATTTGTTTACGGAAGACATGGAGGATGAGACACAGCCAGAAATGGAATCGCCTCCAGTTGAAAGTGACTGGGGTCATGCCTGCACACTCGCGCCGTATTTTACTGGGAAATTCCGGTACGCCTCACATTTAGAATCATGGATGGAATATACCGGGAAAGTCTGGGCACCCATTAGTGATGAAAAATTAAATTGTATTTCGGCCGAGTTTTTGTTGAAACATTATTTTGAAAAAGTACAGATTAGTATGCAGTCGTTTGATAAAGAAGCTTTGAAAAGATCAATGACGGCGTGGAAAGAAGCGCAGAAATACTACAAGATTCAAGGAGCTATCAACTTTCTCAAAGGTTGGAAAGGGATATTGACTGAATATTTCGAATGGGATCAGTACCCTTGGTTGCTTAACGTGAACAACGGAATTATCGACTTGCGAGAGGGCGTATTGCTCGATCACGATCCTGACAAAATGCTAACACAGTTAGCGCCGGTTGATTATGATCCAAAAGCGGCGGGTGCAGTGTGGACGGCTCACCTTGAAAAGTTTTTGCCTGCTCCTGATCTAAGAAGGGAAGTTCAACGTAATCTTGGTCTTGCTCTTTGTGGTGCGCAAAACTCCGAGATTTTCCCGATCTGGTACGGAACGGGAGCGAACGGGAAGAGCACTACTATCAAGGCAATACAGCAAGTCATGGGGAATTATGCTATCAAGGCCGCGGCTGACATTTTAATAGCATCCAAATTTGACAAACATCCAGCAGAAATAGCGGATTTATGCGGAGCGCGGTTGATTTTCTCAGTCGAAACGGATGATCAGAAAAGACTTGCAGAAGCTAAAGTCAAAGAACTTACCGGCGGCGATACGATTAAAGCTCGAAAGATGTATGGAAGCTTTTTCCAGTTTGAAAAAACTTGGACTATTTTTTTATTGACGAATCACAAGCCTATTATCCGTGGGACAGATAACGCAATATGGAGACGTGTACGGTTAATCCCATGGGGCGTAAGGATAAGCGACAAAGACAAATTGCCTCAAGATGAGGTGGTAAAATATTTACGCGAAGAAAGTCCTGCTATTTTAAACTGGTTATTGGAAGGCTTGAGAGACACGCTTGATAATCCGACATGGGAAGCTGGAGAAGTTAAATCAGCCACGGATGACTATCGACACGACCAGGATTGTCTATCAGGCTTTCTGGATTCCGAATGCGAAGCAGGAGCAAAATATAAGGCTGCTACCGTAGAGACCTATCAAGCATACGATGCGTACTGTCGAGGGATCAATGAAGAACCATATAAAACTCGAACTTTTATGAAAATGATGAAAGATCGGGAGTATTGCATAGATAGACACGGAAAAACAAGTGATTTCGTCGGCATCCGCCTTAAAACAGGATCGCATTCTAATGAGCCTGCAGACACTGGTAACGAAGATTTTTTCTCTTAAAAGGAGAGCATATGAAAATAAGTCCAACGCTATGGTATCATGCGGTTGCAATTGAACGTGAATGTTTAAAACAAAGCGAACCCTTGACAAGGCAATTGCTAAAAGATGGTTTAAAAATACAAGACAATTTAGCCAGAGAAATAAAATTTTCGCTCGATAATAAAGACATAATACAACTTAAACAAAAAGAAATTGCGATAGACAACGACAGAACGAGTTTGATAATTGCCGATCCGCATTGTCCCTATCACGATGTTTTAGCATGGGAAAAAATGCTTGAGTTTGCTGAACAGCAAAAAATTACAGACATTGACATAATCGGTGACCTTATAGACATGTATGAGGTATCCTGCTTTGTTAAAGTTGATCGCAAACTCAAAAAGTCTGTCAAGAATGAAATTGACACCACAAAAAAAGTTTTGGCCGATTTGCGATTAAGATTCCCCGATGCAAAAATCCGCTATAAAATGGGGAACCACGAATCGCGAATGGAGAGGTATATTATGACCGGTGCCGAAGCTCTTGCGGATATGCTTGAAGGTTTTTTGGCAGAAAGACTCGGCTTATCACGATTAGACATTGAATACATAATAGAGCCCTACAAAGTGGGTAAATTATATTTCCTTCACGGACACGAATTTTACAGCGGTGGGGGCGTGCAGAAGGTATGCTCAAAGGGATGGGGGTTTATCCATGATCATTTCGTATGTGGACATTTTCATCGTACCGATTCCGAAACAAAAGTACATATCGATAAAGACAAGCTATTCAATTTAAATTCTATAGGTTGGCTCGGCTCGAAGGATGCTGCAAGTTATGCACCACTTAATAGATATAATCAAGGTTTTGGAATTGTCAAGTTTCAAAGCAATGGTAATTTTATTTTAAATAATTATAGAATGGTTTGTGGTGAAATATTTTAAGGAGGAATAATTAATGAATCAAAATAGAACAGGTTTATACATGATAGTGTTGGCTAATTTGAGCGTTAAAATAGAGACCATAATAAAAGACTTGACGATAATTAAAAACGGTCTCATAAACACAGGGGACAAATAGATGCGTTCCCTTTTTGACATCGATTTTGACATCGAAATTGAGAAAGAAAAACTAACAACTGTTATAGGAACAGAATGTGAGGTCTATACTCGTATCGTAGGCTACTATAGACCCATAAAAAACTGGAACAAAGGGCAGAGGCAAGCATTCAACGAAAGAACAGTGTTTGATGTGCCGAAAACGAAGGAGTAGAAGGCAAGGAGTGTTAGAATTTTGAACCCAGGAAACGATGAAGCGATTAAAGCCGGATGTACTTGCGCTGTCATGGATAATTGTCACGGAGAAGGCATCCCGACGCGGATCGGCAAAAAAACCGAGGTATGTTTTTGGATAAGCGCAGATTGTCCGATACATGGAAAGGTAAAACCAAGTGGAAAGAATACAATTATTTAACGATCATTTTCAGAATTTCAAGAGATATGATATCCCAAAAGCTCAATTGGTTTTGACCGATATACCTTATAATGTTGGGGTCAATGCTTATGGCAGTAATCCGTCTTGGTATGTTGATGGTGATAATAAAAACGGTGAAAGCAAGCTCGCAGGGACGTCTTTTTTTGATACCGACGAGAAATTCAAGATTCCCGAATTCTTGCATTTTTGCAGTAAAATGTTGAAACCGGAACCGAAAGAGCGAGGGGATGCTGCCTGCATGATTGTTTTTTGTTCTTATGAACAGCAGTTTATTTTAATTCAAGAAGCAAAAAATCACGGATTAAATAATTATATTAACCTTGTTTTTAGAAAAGATTTTTCAGCGCAAGTTTTAAAAGCAAACATGCGTATAGTTGGAAATTGTGAATATGCCCTTGTTCTTTATCGCGAAAAATTACCCAAATTCAATAACGACGGACATATGATTTTTAATTGCATGGATTGGCCGCGAGATAAAACCACTCCGAAAGTGCATCCTACTCAAAAGCCGGTTTTGCTGATGGAATTATTAATCCGAATATTTACCGATGAAAATGACGTTGTTATTGATCCATGTGCCGGAAGTGCTGTAACGTTGTTAGCTGCAAACAATCTTAATCGAAAAGGATATGGGTTTGAAATTAAAAAGAATTTCTACAAAGAAGCTAACGAGAATATTTTGAAATATTCGAATAAATATTTGTTCGAGAATATTGACAAATAATCAAAAATTGATTAAGATATAATCAGAGTTGCGGTCAGGCAAATCAACAAAATAATGTTGCGCAATAAAAACCCTCTGGGTATAGCCTGACCGCTTCCAGAGGGTTTTTTTATTTAAACGGAGACAAAGGAGAGGTTATGGAAAGTATTTCGGACATAATTTGGGCTGCGGGATCGTGCGTAATAATAGGTTTATTGATTTACAGTCTTTACATCAAAAGATAGGTGGGAGGTAAAAGAATTCTGTCATCACGAGGATTGGTATGGTAATTGCTTTTGCATAGAAGCTATTATGCAGGCTGAAAAGGAAAGCGATCTTACCCCGGCGTTGCCGGACAAGATACCGGATCGTTGATTCGGATGATTTAACTTTTTATTATTCAGCATAGAGGAGGATCAGCCAAAACAAACTTGAGGGGTACGGTTCCCAAAATCGTATTTGTTGTATGAGTAATGAATTGAAGCACGTTGATGTCGGGAGAACTTAATATGTAATCCTGACTAACATCACCTGTATGGGCGATGATCTTAATAATTACGGGATAATAAGGGAATACAGGGCATGAGGAGCCAATCTTCGATCACAGATTTTAATTGACGAAGTCCGGTCAACCCCACGGCCGGACTATTTTAACGCGAGTGGGATCGGCTCGCTCTGAGAGCGCAGCACGAAATCGACGAGAAGGCGTTGCGGATATTGGCGGTGACTGTTGGCTGTCCACCGGTAGGGAATGAGAAAGAGTGTGAAGATATCACATGTAGTGATTGCCGGATCGCCTATGCCCGCGAGAAAGCGAAAATAGTAGAGGAGGCGTTGATATGTTAAGGAAAGGCGACAAAGTACGATTTATTATCGATCCAGAGACTATCGGAATTTATTCCAAATGGAAAAAAGGCGACATTGTAACGCTCACATCAGATCGTACTGAATTAGGTTGTTATGCAATAACCGGAGATTTTTTAGTTTTAGAAAAAGACATATCGCCGGACGTGGTGAAATAATGTCTCAAGACTGGAATCACCAGACAAAACTTGTCAATCGAACAATAACCGAATTTAATTCAGGCATTCGACGTATTGTCTTGCAGTGTCCTACTGGATCGGGTAAGACAAGAATGATCAGAATGATCGTAGATTATTATAAAGCTCTTGGTAAGACAATTTATCTCGTGACTCACAGAACGTCGCTCGTCGAACAGCTCGGAACCGAATTGAAAGAAGCCGGGATATTTTTCTCTTACGTTTTGCCTGGTTTTCCCATGTTGCGTTGTCGTGTTTTGGTTTGTAGTCTAATGACACTTGTTAGGCGGTTTGAAAAAATGCAGATTCCGGGAATGGTTATAATCGATGAGGCACATCACAGTATGAGCG